TCATTGGCGCACCCACCGGCTGACCGTCGCGAAATTTCCGGCGGCGTCGCGGGTGATTGTCTGAACCCACGTTGTCGATCCATCGGAGATGGTCGTCGTCAGCAGATTATAGGCCGGGTCGCGGGTGACTGCCGTCACTGCGTAGCTGTCTGGATAGATCATCACCCCGGTGTCATCGAGCACACCAATGCGTGCCGCGCCAGCCGTGTCTGAAACGCGCATCAGAACCTCCAGAATCCATCAAGGAAAACGATTTCAAGCCGCGCATCCGCGACATCGACGATGAGCGTCGATCCGTCGAGAAAACTCTCATCGACCGCATCCAGCGTGAGAGCGGATGCGGCGGCATTGCCGTCGACCATCACCCCCACCGTGTCGCCCTCGCCCGGCGCCGCCGGCATGGACCATGTCAGTGGCCCGGCCGAAAGATCAGCAAGGATGCGGGAGCCCGCGACCAGCTCATGTCCATCTGCCGCGATGCGGGTGAAGCGGGTCGCCGCGATGGCCTGATCGCGCGCCGCAATCGCGGCGTCCTGTGCGGTTGTGGCCAATTCCGCAGCATTCACGGCAGTCTGTGCCGCCGGCACCGCGAGTGCGGCTGCCTCTACCGCCGCTGCGCGGTCCCCGGCAACGCCCGATCCGTCGAGCATGAGCACCCAGTCGGCCGAGCCGAACGAGGGTTCTTCGCTGGTCTGTTGCCGCGCGTACCAGAGCGAATTCGCGGCGCTGACGGCGTCGCGCTCCTGATAGGTGCCAGCCAGCCAGTCTTCGCGATAAATGAGGCCGGGCGGCCCCTGTATCGCGAATAGCGGTCCGCTAACCGGGACATAGGCGAGCATCTGTCCAGCGCCCGCGATTTTGACGCGGCCGGCGGCCAGCTTGAACCGGCCTCCACCGCGCAGGTCGAAGAAGTCGACGGCCGTGCCCGCGACGATGGCCGCAGCGGTCGCATCATCAAGCGTCAGGGCCACCGTATGAGGCGGCTCGATTGCCACCGGCCCGCCAATGCCGGAGAGCGTCACCGGCTCGCCGGCGAGAGGCGTCAGCACGATCTCGACACCGTCGCTGCCGCCGGCATCCCACTCAGGGAAAGTCCAGCGGACGGTCCGGCCATGCTCGCCCCGCGTAATCGGCAGTTCGATCGCCATCGTCAGCTCCCGCCCGGCCAGGCGAACCCGTCGATGTCTTCAACCGATGTGATGGTTTCGGCGGCGATGCTGGCCAGCACATCGGCTTCGGCGGCGAAACTGGCTTGCACATGGGCACCAACGGCATTCGCAACCGCCGTGACCGCCGCCGCGTCGAGATCGACGAATCCGCTGTCCGCCTTGAACTTGATCACTGCCGCAGGATTGGCCTGCGCGAAGTTGTAGGCGCCGGCGATCATTGCTTGGCTGGCGCGGTCGGTTGCGATCACGTTACCAGCAACCGTGATGCCGCCGGTCTCCACGGTATAGCGTTTGGCGGCGGCGTAGGCGGACAGGTCGACCGCTGGCGGAACGATCTCAGGCGGCGGCGCGAAAGTTACGCCGTCGAACGTCCATCCGGGCCGCACCTCTAGTGGGCACGGAACAAACTGCGCAGCGATCTCGGGCTCATACAACTCAGCCGGCGTGAGATCGCCGACATCGGGTGTGACATCGATCACGTCAGGCCCGACAATGTGCGCAAAGGTGCTCATGACGTATCCTCAATCCGGGGTGATGATGACCCAGCCGGACGCACCAGAGCCGCCGGCAAGATCGCCAGTGCCGCCGCTGCCGCCGCCGCCGGGGAAGACGCCTTCTTGGCCCGCCGCCGTATTCGGGCCGGATGGCGCGCCCGCGAAAGCCGCGCCGCCCATGCCGCCGATGGGCACATCGGCCGCGATAGGCCCCTGGCCATATCGGCCGGGCCGGTTTATGTCCGCACCGGTGGCGGCGCCACCTACTCCCGCCGCCCCGCTGTAGCCGTCGACCGCGCCGGTTCCGCCGCTACCGCCCGCCACCGTCAGCAATGCCCCGACGGATGACGATCCACCCGACTGACCAGAGCCGCCACCTGCAATGCCGCCCGCACCCGGCGCGCCGACAATCACAGCCAACACCTGGCCAGGCGTGACATCTACGCGCTTCCTCTTATACCCACCGGATCCGGCCCCAGGTGCTGCCGTTGGCGGGCCGTTTGAGCCTGCACCACCTCCACCGCCGCCGCCGCCCCACAGCTGCAAATCCAGCGCATAAACGCCTTGGCCAACCGTGTACGAATAGACGCCGGGCGTAGAGAATGAGGTCGATACGCGCCGGGGCGCAGAACTGTTGGAGACGCCGAGCAATCGGAAGGCGGCGCCGTCGTGGGCCACCGTGATGAGGCCGTTGGCCGACCAGTCGCCCGGCCGGAGCGGTGTGCCGTCCATGCGGGTGCAAGGCTCGACACCCGGTCCGAGATTGATTGTTCCGGGGCCAGTGTTCGTGGCCGCTCCCAACTTGATCAGGATCGGCGCGTTTAGGATCTCCGTATAGCTGGTGATCGGTATCGAAAGCGTGCCTGTGATCGCATCCGCCGTACCACCAGCTACGACGAGATTCAGACCATGAGAGCGGATAGCCTTGGCAAGCAGGTCATTGGCGCCCGCGGCAGCTACTCCTCCCGATTTCTCAATAGGGGTCAGAATTTCTTCCTGGACGCCATTGAGCCAGGCCGACGCGATCTCCGTTCCGGGAAGCCCGGCGACATCGTTCTGTCCACGGAAGCCGCGCTTGCCGCCGCCGATATCAACCCAGTCCTCGCCATTGACGCGATCCATGTGTCTTGCTCCTCAGATCTCGCTGCCATCGGGCAGGTAGTTGAAGGTCACTTCGGTGTGGGTGGGCTTCAGCCGGCGGATGTCGCACTCGATGTCCGAGAGGGCGAACTGGTAGGTCCGGTCGCCGGCGACAGCCCGGCCGGCGCGCGCGATGCGCCAGTTGCCGAGCGGCACGTTCACCCGCCAAAGAAACTGTTCGGGATGGTTGACGACACGATCGCCGGCCCGCGCGCGCCCGGCGCGTGTCAGGGTGAACTCGTCGATGGTGATCGTGACGCCACGCTTGGCCGCATAGTCGATGAAGTAGGGGGTCGACTGGCCACCGCGCGCGGTCCAGCGCTGGTGCGCAAGCTGCTGGCGATCGCTCTTCGGCAGCGTCGAGACATCGCGCCCGCACGGGTCGGGGCCCAGGACGCGCTCGAAATCGGTGAGGCAGTAACTCGCCGTGCGCGGGTCCACCTCGTCCATCATCTCCTCGGCGACGGCCTCGATCTCGGCAAACAGCGTCGCCGGCGCCGCGAGCAACGCGCCGATCAGGCTGCCGTCGCCCGGCCGCGGCCAGATCCAGCCCGGCGGCATCAGCGACATCAGTTCCTTGTGTGCATCCTCGGCCGAGCGGCTCATTCCTCTGGCTCCCAGGTCACGACACCGGGCGCGGACAGCTCGGTGGCGGCCGAGACGATGTCGGCGGTCGGCGCGATGAACCGGTGCGCATATTCGCCGGCGGCCGAGGACACGGCTTCGGAGAGGCGGGAGAATTTGAGGGTGCCGCCGATCTCGGCCTCTGCGGCGAAGAAGGTGCGCCAGGCGGATTTCACCGCCTCCTGCACCGCATAGGTCGAGGGCGTCAGCTGCAGCGTCATGTTGCGTGGCACGATGATCGCCGGCACGACGGCGCGCTCGGCCGTCACCGGCCGCACCGTATCGAGATAGGCGCCGATCGCCGCGATCTCGGTCTCGGTCGGGGCACGCGGATTGGCCCGCGTCCCCATCGCCACAACCACGCCGACCGAGCCTCGGCCGATCATGTTGGGGATGGTCATCACCTGCGAGGCCGCGAAGGCGTTCTGCACCCAGACCGGATAGTCGAAATCGGCACCGCCATGCGCGGGCTGGCGGATGCGCTGCAACAGTCGCGCGAGCAGCGACGGGTCGGTTTCGACCTCGGCGCCGCCGGTCACGCCGGCATCGTCGATCGTCGCCACCTGTTCGGTCAGGCCGGCGATCGGCGCGATGAAGGAGAGCCCGATGCCGGCGGCGGCATTGCCGATCGTGCCGGAGGTGGCGGCGCGCACCGAGAGCATGGCCGAGCCCTCGCCATCGACAACAGCGGCCTCCGTTACTTCATAGGTGACGCCGGAGCCCTGCAGCAGTTCGCCGGCCGGCACGAGGGTGCCCGGCGTACCCGTTACCTCGGCCCGGCCGATCGCGAAGGTCGCGGGCCGGCGGGTGATGCCCCAGATATCGGCGTGACGGACAAGGAATTCGGCCTCGGCGGTGTCGGGGAAATACTGCTGTCCCCACCAGCGCAGATGCAGGTGGACCTCATAGAGGCCCAGCACGAAGGCGCGGATGATGATGGCGTACATGCCGCGCGGCGAGCGCACCGCCCGCGCCAGGGCGCCGGGATCGACGTCCGGACGCACCTCGCGGATGCCGGCCTCGACCAGCGTTTCGAGCCGGCGGGTCAGCGTGCGCGGATCGGAAATCGGGAACGCCATCTCACGCGCTCCCGACGCGGCGGTTGATGGTGATCTCGCGGCCGTCCGCCACGATGCGGGCGGCAAGCACTTCCTTGCGCACCCACTCGACCGTGATCTCGGCCGGCTTGCCGGTCTCTGCCAGCACCCAGGCGTAGGCTTCCTTCAGCCACTCCACGAACATCTGGCGGGTGAGTTCGGTCTCCTTCAGCCGCTCGCCGAGCCAGCAGCGGCTGCCGGCCTGCCGATAACGGATATCGAGCGCGTCGCCGGCCCAGCCGCGCCGCTCGACGAAGGACACCGGCTGATTCAGTTCGGAGATGCCGGACGGCAGTTCATCATCCCGCCGGGCGCGGCGATCGCAGCCGAAGGCCAGCAGCATCGGCGTCGCCGGTGTCTCGTCGACCAGCAGGTCGCCATCCCCAGCCAGCTGCAGGTCACAGCGCCGGGTGGCCGGGTCGTAGACGAGTGCGAGATCGAAATAAGCTGCCATGACGCGCAATGTCGCGCGCGCGGGGATCGCCGGTCATGACCGCATGCGCGGTCTACAGGCTGGGGTCAGGATCCGCGCCGATGATGATCGGCTTCGAGGCTATGATCTGTCCATCCTGCACCACGATCCAGTCATTGCCGATGCGCAGCTTCACGAAGTCGGGCGTCACGGTCACGCGCGGCGCGCCCTCGCCCTTGCCCAGCCTGCCGCGAAACAGGGTCTTGGTCAGTTCGCACTCGGCCTCCCCGACCTCGCCCAGCACCCGCAACGGCGACCAGGCGTGCAGCGTGCCGTCCTTTTTGGCGTGGAATCGGTTGCCGAGAATGCCGTGGGTCGCGGCTTCGCCGCTATCCAGATTGCCCAGGCGGTTGCCGGGCGACCCGGCCGGCAGCGCCACCATGTCGCCCTGGTCGCCACCGACAGCGAGCAGCACGACCAGCCCGTTATCCGGCGGCCGGCTGGCGAAGCCGAAGGGCTGCAGCACCTCGACCTCGGTGGCGTCGTGGCCCGCGCGGATGCGCACATCGACGGTCTGGCTCTCGCCCGTATCGAGCGAGGATTTCACCAGCGCCCGCGAGACCAGGCCGCGCAGCTGGAGGGCGAGTTCCGAGAGCCTCATGTCTCCCTCACAGGGCGTAGGCCGTGCTGTCGAGCGGCTTGGCGGCAGCCTTGCCCTGCCTCGCGTGGTTGCTGCGGCGCGCGCCCTCGGGCTCGGTGTCATAGGCTTCGGGCGAGGTCACCCGCAGCCGGGTCAGACCGCCATCGTCCTGCGAATAGACCATGACGACGCCGGCGATCAGCATGTCGCGGTTCACGCCCTGGAAACGGTCGTCGACCGGGACCAGCTCGTTGACGCGCCACAGCCGCTGCTCGTCGCCGGCGCGATAATCCTTCACCTCATATTCGAGGCGCTCGGAGCTGCCGCGCGCCGTGCGGGCCATCCATTCCGCCTGCGTCTGCGCGCCCTCGGCGGTGAGCTGTGTGCGGCCCAGGGTCACGAGCGGGCGATAGCGCTTCATCTCGGGATCGACGGCTTTGCCCTCGATTTCCACGCCAGCGCCCTCAGTCGCCTCCTGGTCTGCGATCCAGTCGGCCGGGTCGCTGTCCAGCGGCGCGGCGGTGGCATCCAGGCGCAGCGTACTCCGGCGCTTGCCGGCGGCCTTCTCGGCCTGACCTTTGACGCGGTACTCGCTGTGCCGCCCTTCGATCGTGAACTCACCCGAGGATGAGACGACATTCCCCGGCAGGACGAGCGGCGCCGGCGCGCGCTTCGCGCCCGTCCTGGTGAGCACGATCGTGTCGACGCCGTCGGATGTCGCAAGGATCCCGCGCTGGCGCAGCGCCTTCTCGATCGCCGACATCGCGGTCTCGCCGCCGTCGATCGTGAAGCGGTCGAGCTGGGCGCCGACATCGACCTCGGCCCGCACCGATAGGCCATAGGGCTTGACGATCTCGCCGATGATGGCGTCCACCGTCTTGCCCCGGTACTCGCTCGGCCCATCCACGGTGGCCGCGCCGTCGATCAGGTCGCGCGCCTTGTCCGATCCCGAAATGCTCACGCTGGCCTCGCCGTCACGCAGGTGGGGTGCCACGGTGTCGACCCAGCCCTTCATGATGGTTTCGCCGTCGAGCTTGATTTCGGCCGTGACGCCCAGGCGTACCCGATCCTTGTAGCCGGCGAGCGTGGCGAAGATCAGCGTGTTCGCGGATGACAGCGCATCGCGCAGTTCAAACCGGAATACGCCGGTCATGTCCTGCATGTCGCGCTCGACCTCGACAGAGGTCCACTCCATGAACGATGCGCCGTCGAGCGTCAGCGTCCAGCGCCGTGTGGGATTATAGACCGCACTCACAGCAGCACCTCGATCGTATCGGAGCTGATGAGGCCGGGATGACGCAGCCGGTTGCGTGACACCAGGTCCTGCATCATCGCGACGACGTCGCGCGGATCGTCGCCGGCATAGTGCTGCGCGACCAGCCAGGCGCTGATGCCGTAGGGTGGCGTCACCGTAATGACGGACGGCAGCCGGCCGATGATCTCGGAGAGGTCCCGCGCCAGCGCCGCGCGCAGGTCCGCGATGGCCACCCACAGCGCCGCGCCCGCGCCCGGCGCGTCCTGGGCGAAGTCGGCCGCAAGTTCGCCCACCGCGGCCAGCTCGCCATCGAGCGCGGCACGGACCGAGGTCGCGTCCTGGCGGCTTTCATAGGCGATATCCGCCGCCGCGCGGCAGGCATGGGCCAGCGCGGCGACGCGTGCGCCAAGCGCGAGAGCCGCCGCGGGCACGTTAAGCGTCTCGATGCCGGCGATCGCCGCCGCGATCTGACGCAGCAGCGTCACCGCGCGGCGTGCGGTGATCGGCGGCTCGGGCGCCTCGTAGCCGGCCGCCGGACTGATCGCCGGGGCGGGCACCGTGATGCCGGCGGCGGCGATCGGCCCACCCAGACCCGTCACCGCGGCGGCGAGATCGGCACTGGCGGCCCCGCCGCTATCGGCCGCCACGGCGAGCGCGACCGCCGCGCTTGCCGGGGCAAGGTTCGGCGTGAGGCCGGGCCTTTCGGGGGCGTCGGCCACGGTGTCGTCGACGACAGAGGCGCAGGCGCTGGCGGTGTCATGGGCATGCGCCAGCACCGCCACGGCGGACGCGCCGACAAGCGAGGCGGTGATGAAGACGCCGGCGGACGCGATGACCAGGTCGGCCGCGCCGAGCAGGCCGGACAGCGTCGAGGTCACCGGCGCCAGGTCGACCGTCACCGGCGTGAAACTGGCGTCGAAGGTGACGAGGCCGAGGGCGCGATCGGCGAACCGGATCGAGGCCGGCCGTTCGCAGATCACCGTCTTCTCGCCGAGCCACGGATGCAGCAGGGTGCCGAGGCCGGGCGTGCGAAAGGCCAGCTCCAGCGCGGCGGCGACCGCCACATAATCCGCCCCGACATAGACGCCCGACACATTGATCGGCCCGGCATAGTCGCCGAAATCCTCGGCGGCCGGCATGTCGATGCCGGGGAAATAGGTCAGCAGCACGCGCCGGCCGACATCATGCGCACTGTCCGGCATGAAGAACGGCACGCCGCGCCAGGCGGCCGGCAGCAGGCCGGGCAGGAGATCGGTGGCGTTGTCGAAGATGGACATCAGATCCGCCCCACCATGCGGCCATTGTCGGCCTTCAGCGGCACGTCGGCATTGGCGCTCTTCACGCTCTCGACCTTGGTGCCGGGCGCCGCCGACACCACGATCTGGCCGCCGACCTGCGAGCGCCCGGCCGCGGGCATCGATGCGGGCGAGGCGAAGCCGCCGGGCGGCACGGCGAAGCCCTGGCGCTGCGGCTGGGCAGAAGGTGCCGCCGCAGGTGCCGTGCCCGGCGCGTTGTCGTTCGCCGGCGCGGCGCTCCCGCCGCCCAGCCAGCTGGGCAGCGAGGGCCAGCTGATGAGGCTGCTGACATCGATCGAGCCGATCGCCGCCAGGATGCGGCCCGGAAGGTCTGTGAACCAGGTCATTAAAGGTCCGAACGGCGCCTTGAGAGCATCCACAAGGGCGTTGCCGAACCGTTCGCCGAGCGTGCGCCAGTCGTCATCCTCAAGGTTGGCGAGGAAATCAATCCCGGACGTCACGGCGGAGAGCAGCATTGAGCCGAGCGCGCCGAGCCCGCCGAGCAGCCAGTCGATAATGGGCGAGCGATCGCCGCTGAAGGTCGAAGACACCCGGTCCCATATTGTGGTGGCAAAACTCCCGATCGCCGTGGCGATGCCCGCGCCGATCCTGAGCAGCTTGCTCGGTATGCCGCCGAGCGCGTCGTCGAGCCAGGCGAGTACCGGCCGCAGGGCGCCCCGAAGCACGGCCATTGCCGACCGGCCGATATTGCCGAGAGCGGCGAGAATGCGCCGGCCGGCGGCACCGGCACCAACCCAGTCGCCGGCAAACAGCCGGGTGACAGCGTCGACGCCATCGGAGAAGGCCTGTTTCACCTCTCCCCACATATAGGTGAAGAACGGTCCGAACGTCGCCCAGTCGGCGTAGATCAGATAGGCGAGACCGGCGAGGGCCGCGACCACCAGGCCGATGGGCGAAAGCACGAACCCGACGATGCCCGCCAGCACACCGAAGGCGGCCGAGAGAATGGTGAGTGCCGGCACCATGATGGCGAGCCCGGCAATCCCGGCGAGGAACGCACCCGTCAGGCCGAGCACCGTGTCGATCGCGCCCGGATAGGTCGCGTCGATCTCGCGGACCCAGCCGAGTGCCGCCTTGCCCCATTCATTGATCCACGGCAGGTTCTGCGCGAATCCGAGGCCGATGCGCCGCGTCGCCTGGGTCGCGATCTCCTGGGCGATCGTCATCTGCGTCTGCAGGCCGTTCCATTGGGTGGCGTAGTCCTGCGCGATCACATCGAGGCCGGCGCCCGCGATCTCCTTCTTGAATTCCTTGTACTTGTCGATGTTGGCGAGCATCGGCAGCAGGAAATCCAGCACCTGCATATCGCCGAAAATGTTGGTGAGCTTGCCGGTGGCGCCGATCGCTCGGATTTGCTCCACAGCGGCAGCGGCGGCCTGGACATCTGTCATCCCGCCATCCTTCGCCGTTTTGAAGAAAGCGAGCGCCTTCTCCTGCGAGACGCCGGTCAGTGACAGCACCTTCTGGATCGACGCTTCGATGGGATTGATCCCCTTCGCAGCGGCATTCTTCATCACCCCTTCGATGTCGACGCCGAACTCCTTGAAGTTCTTTACGGCATCCGGAGAGAGCACCTTCGAGAGGTAGTTCTTGAAATTGTTGGCTGCGGCGCTGGTATTGTCGGTGCCGAACATCGCCACCTGCAGAGACGCGCCCAACGTCTCGACCGCGTCGAGGCCCTGAATCTTGAACTTCGTGAACTGCGAGGCGAGTTCGGGCAACTCGCGCGCCATGTCCCGGAATTCAAAGCGGCCGAGCTTGCCGGCGGTGATGAGCTTGGCGAAGGCGACTTCCATCTCGTCCGCCGTGACGCCGAGCGAGTTGTTGAGCGCGAAGGCGACTTTGGCGACGTCGCCGGTGGCGGCGGATGCCGCCTTGGATACCCGGCCGATCGTAGGAAGCAGGCGATTGGTTAAAGCGTCGTCCATGCCGGAAGCGATCAGCAGGCCGCCGGCGGCTGCGATCTCACTGGACGCAATCCCGATCTGAAGGGCGAGCTCGGAGTATCCTGCCGCCAACTGACGGATACGGTCCTCAGCCGCCGGGCCCACTTTGCCCGCCGTTACCACGATGTCCCGCAACTGTTGATCGAAGGCTGCGGCCGACATGATCGGGGCGGCGAAGGAGATGGCGGCGGCGGCGGCGCCGAGGATGCCGATGCGCTGGCCGAGCTGGGCGAACTGCGCGAATTTGCGCTGCAGCGCGCCAAGCGGCCCGGTGAGCCGGTCGACCAGCCGCACCAGGATCGAAAGGTCCATTGTGCGGCCGGCCATATGGCGCTCCCCTACTGCTGGTCCTGGATTTCCTTGACGCGCTGGTGGTAGGCGCTGAGAGCGTTCCACCACCAGCGCGCCTGGTCGACATCGAAGCTCTCGATTTCCTTGGCCGAGAACCCGCTATTGGCGGCGAGCCCGCCCAGGATCACGAGCGGGTTTTCGCCCGCGAACCACTGCCGAAAAAACTCATGACGATCTGCTGCGCGTCGGCGATGTCGGCGGCGTCCATCAGGTCGAACACCGCGTTCATGACCGCCTCGTTGAGCCCGGTGGACTTGGCGAGCATGACGATCGGCTTGTTGGCTTCCGAGGTCGACATGACCGCGCGCACCGCCTTGCCGTTGAGGCGGCCGAAGGTCAGCTCGGTGATGGTCTCGCTGCGGTCGCCATTGCGCGCCGAGCGGCGGATGATCGACGCCTGCAGCCGCAGCGGCAGCGTGATGGTGCCGTTCGGGTTCCGCACCGCGCGGTCGGGCAGCTCGCCGTCGAGACCGGCATCCTCGTCGACGACAACCTCGACCTGGTCGGAGACGATGGCGACGGCCGGCGTCCCGGCCGGCGCCGGCGCGCCGGAGACCTCGTCGTCGAGCACGATGGTGGTGGTGTCCTGGCCGCGCGTGTTCAATTCACGATCTCCTCATAGTCGCCGCCTTCCCATTTGATCGTCGCCTTGCCGCCCTCGCCGCCGGAGTACTCGGGGCGCTCGGTCATGAACGCATCGGCGAAGGTGTAGGTCTGGCCGGTGTCGCACTGGACCTGCAGTTCGCCCTCGACCGGGTCGTAGATGTCGCTGGCGCTCTGGCCGCGATCGAGCGTGGTGGTACAGGTGACGATCGATTCCTTGAACTCGCTCACCCGCTTGCGCTTGCGCCCGGTGGTGACGCCCTTGTTCTGGAGCCCGCCGAGCAGCAGCTTGGCGCCGGGCTCGATGTCGATCTTCCGGCCCTTCCAGATGATGTCGATGATGCCGAGTGACTGCACGGCCTATCCTCCTGATGTGCGCGGGCGTGGCCGCCGCGTCAGACCTCGAATTCCAGCGACCCCTTCAGCACCATCTGATTGCCGATGATGTTGATGACGAGCCGGGAATTCGCGACGTTCTTGTCGTCTTCGTCGATCTCGAAGGCGGATTCGCCGATGGTGCGGTCCGTCTGCATGATCCAGCCCTTGCGGGCGTAGAGCTGGCAGCGGCCCGCCCAGCTGCCGTGCAGCCGCTTCGGTGTCGAGACGTTCTCGGCGTGCTCGGCCGCGATCGAGTCATCCTCGGCGAGCTTGTTGCGCGGATAGGTCTGGTCGCAATAGGCGTTCCAGTCGTAGCGGATCCGGCTGGCGGTCTTGGTCACCATGATGTCGAGCCAGGCGTCGTCATCGACGTTGAGCGTCGTCACCTTGTAGGTGGTGACCACGCGCTCCAGCACGACGCTGCCATCGTCGAGCCGGTTCCAGGTCGACATGCCCTTGCCCAGCAGCAGGTTCTGTTCCTCCGCCGTGAAGCAGTCCTCATAGTCGGGCGCGCCGATCCCGGTCATCACCAGCGAGCGCAGCTGCCGGGCAGGATCGGTCGCGAGCTGGGCCGCCCCGATGCCGGCGAGCACCGCCGCCCATTTCCACGGCGCCGAGCGCGCCTTTTTGGCGCCGATCGGCGTGATGAAAGGCGAGTTCGTGATCGCGCCCTTGGCGACCAGCTCGGCATAGGTGCCGCGGCAGCCGATATAGGCATGGGCGTCCTTCTTCGCCGCCGCAGTAAAGCGCGCGGCGAAGTCGGCGGCGATCTTGCCGAGGTTGGTCGCGTCGTCCCAGGCGAAAGCGGCGTCGGTGTACCATTCGTTGGAAATGGCATCGAGCACGGTGTCGACATCGGGATTGTTTGCCCCGACGACATCGGCGGCCACGACGGCGGTAAGCCCGGCCGGCACGCTGTCGCCGGCCTCGCTCGCCACCCGCACGCTGATATGGTTGCCCACCTCGCCCTTGTGCTTGGCCGTGAGGGTGACGACACCGAGCGCCGCCGTGGCGGTGACCGGCAGATCGTCGAGCGCGTTCACGGCGGCGGCGACCTCCGTCGCGATCGAGGCTACCGTCTGCGCGGCGGTCAGCGCCAGCTGGATCCGGGTTTCCTCGACATAGAGCGGCAACGGTCCGCCATAGGTCGGCGATCCCGTGAGGGTCATGGTCTTGGTGGCCGCGATGCCGGCGGCATCGTCGGGGAGCGCCACGAGATACAGCTCGGTCGCCTTGTTCACCTTGCGAAAATACTTGACCATCTCGGCGCCGACCGAACCCGCGCCGCAATAGGCCTTGCCTTCGTCGTCGCGAGTGATCGGGTAGCGCTTGCCGGCTTCGGCGACGCCGGTGGCGAGCATCTGCGCGACGATGATGGCGCGCGCCGGGAAGTCCACCAGCCCCTTGCGCACATAGCGCGGCTTGACCTCGGTGTAGACGCCGGGCTTGCGCCAGTTGTACGGGATCTCGTCAAACGTCATGGTCACGGCTCACCTCACTTCTTTTTCGCGGCGGTGTCGGCGGAGTCGGGCTCGGCCGCCGGCGCCCTGGGCGGCTTGCCGGTGACGACATCCTTGTCGGCGAGGCGGCGGCGCCAGAAGCGGTTCATCTCGACATAGTCGCCCTCGGGCGGCAGCACGCCGCCGGGACAGGGCAGCGCCGCGCCCGAAGTCGGGATCACATAGGTCTTCATGCGGGGTCTCCGGGCAGGGTGATGTCGCCGCCCATGTCAAAGCCGGGATCGGCGTCGGACGGGGCGTTGACCTCGAAGGAGGAGATGAGGCGGACGAAGTCCGGGGCGGCGGCGGCTTCGCCGAGGAAGTCGCCGCAACTCGCGCGCATCTTGAAGTCGACATGACCGACGAGGGCGCTGATGTCGGCCATCCCCTCGGCGGCGCCCTGGTTGACGCCCGTCACCTGGAGCGACCCGAGATCCGCGATGGTCCGCCCGTGCAGCACGGTGGCGGCGGCGAACAGCGACGGATAGAGGCCGGGCGCGAAACGGTCGCCGAAATAGCCGGGCTGCTTCGCCGAGCCGGCCTTGGTGACAATGACCAGGCGCATGGACAGATCGCCATCCAGCATGCGCGCGGACGTCCCTTTCGCCATGAAGGCGTTGAAGCCCAGATAGAGCCGGGGCGTGGTCTTCGCGATCGAGCGGAAGCTGTCATAGGTCAGCGGCAGCGTGATCGCCTCGACCTCGCCCCACTTGCGCGCGTCGAAATACGGCGCCAGCAGCGCGACGACATGCCGATGCAGCGCCGTGATCGGATCGATCTGGCGGACGGGAGCGACGGGAGCCTGCATGTCAGAGCCCCCCGCCGGCGCGCGTGGTGAAGGCCGGCGCCCGGTCGGAGGTCCGCGCGCCGCTGTCGCTGGCCAGCGCAACGACGCCTTCCAGCGACGCCTTGCCGATCGCCAGGACTTCGAGCCAGCCGATGATCTCCTTGCGCGCCAGGCGCATCTGTTCGGTCGGCTCGCGATCGCCGCCGAGAGCCAGATCATAGCGGGCCAGCAGGCAAGCAGACCGCACCAGCTCGGCAGGAGCCGGGGCAACGGGCGTGGCATAGCGCTTCCTGAGATAGCTATCGATCAGGCGGGAGGCGTCGTTGATCGCCTGCTCGATGCGCGCCCGCTGCACCGCCTCCGGCATATCGCCATCGGCGACGGAGAGGCGGGTCATCTCCTCCTCTCCGAAACGGCTGATCATGTCATTGACGGTCGCGTACATGGCGGTTCCGGGCAGGTTCCGAGAGCGGGTTGAGAGCGGTCTTAGCTGCGCCTGCGGCGGCTCTTGGCCGGCGCGGGAGCGGGTTTGTCTTCAACGGATGCCGTTTCCTGAGAGACAACGTCGGTTGCCTGCTCGCCGTGAGAGACAAGGTCGGCACCGGAGGCGGGCGCAGCACCCGCCTCCGACACCTCGCCGGTTTCCGACGTCGGCACGGCGAGGCTTTCGGCCTCGTCACCCGACGCCGGGGCGGCCTCACCGTCGAGCGTCTCGACGGTCTCGGCCTCCGGCTCTGCCTGCTGCCCCTCGGCGTCCGCCGTCTGCCGGGGCTCCAGAATTCCATTCACGCCGAGGCGATAGCCGTGCTCGGCGATCAGATCCTTGCACCGGTCCGAGGCGAGCCCCGCGAACGCGGCCGGGGCCACGTGGCGGACCAGGGCCCTCTCGGCCAGTTCACCGAGATGCGCGGAGATCAACGCCGCCAGTGGGCCCGATGCCCCCATCGCCAGCATCAGGACCGCGAGACGGTCGACCGCACCCCGGCCGGTGGACGGCAACGTCCCGTCCACCGGCCGGGACTCTTCGCTCGCGGTTATCTCGGCGACGGTCAGTTCCGGCTCGGCGCGCAACGCGTCGAGCTGGGTATCGGTCAGCTCGCCCGGCGCATAGATCTTGCGCGCCGGGTGCTCGATGCCGGCCCGGCGGAAACCGGGACGGGCGCTGGTGACGACGATGCGGTTCATGGCGACGCTCCCGATCAGGCCAGCCACGGCACGACAAGCAGCTCGGCCGTGCCCTTCCACTCATTGGTCTCGCCACCGGCGGACATCTCGTTGTTGAGGATTTTGAGGGCTGCGCTCTCCAGCGCCGGCGGCACCACCAGAAGATTCGGCTTGACGCCCAGCGGGCGGCCATAGTCGCCCTTGACGCTGCCCATGGCCGCACGCGCGGCAGCATAGGCGGCGGCGTCGAGGGTCTGTTTCGACCCATAAGCCAGCTGCCAGAAGCCGAACCCGACATTGCAGCGGCCATCGGTGCCGTACAGGAATTCGTCCTTCATGAAGACATTCTCGTCTTCAAGGCGGTCCTTCGCGGTGAGCTTGAAGGGGCGACGGTTCTGATAGATCACCGGCTTCACGAAGCGCGACGTGTCCATCAGGAACCACGGCGTGCCAGCGCCACCACCGGAATTCGAGACCGACTGGACGACGCCATTCTCGTCGAGCACCGGATGATCGGTGTCGAAGAAATACTGGCCGTCATAACACTTGGTGGCGAAGCCCTTCTTCAGGAACGGCCACACAAGCTCGTCGGGGAAGGTGGCGGTCGAGCGGCCGAACTCCTGGAAAATCGGCGTGTACATGCCGAGATTGTCGTCCTCGATCCGCTCGCGCTTCACCCCGACCGTGGACTCAAAGGTCTTGTTCTTGATCGAGTAGCCGTGGGTTTCGAGGTTGTTGACGACACGGTCGCCGATCCACTCGCGGATGCGAGGGATCTCACCAAGCCAGCCATATTCGGTCTCGGCGGTGGTCGAGTTCACCGACATCGACACGCGGCCATACTGCGGCGTGACGCCGGCGAAACCCGACTGGAAGGCCGCCGAGAAGCCGACATAGAGGGAACGAAGGGAAGCGCTATTGAGCAGCATGGGGGTTCCTCAGCCGATCTTGACCCAGACGCCGAGATCATCGACGTCCCAGATGACGCCGGCGACCGAGCGAGTGGCGGAGCCGTTGGTTTTTGCGACCGTCTGATCGTCAACCGCGTAGCAGTTGGACCCGATATCGGCGGCGGTGATGGCGTCGGCCGCGGCGGAGTTGCCGAACCGGAAGATGCCGACCGACACCGGGACGATGACGTCGCCATCGGCACCGGCGCTGTTGTCCACCTGCTCTTCGGCGCGGCCGAGCGGCTTCAGCGTGGTGGCAACGCCGCCGGGCCTTGCGAAACCGGTGGCCGTCGCCATGACCAGGGCGCCGGCGTAGATCTTCACCCCGGCGGCGACGCCGGGTGTGCGAATAGCGCCGGAACGATAGGGCGTGTTGCGATCCTGAGTGAGCGCGGACATGTCAGAGCACCTCCATCTTCAGCGCTTTGCGCTGCTCGGCATACGCCTTGAGATCGATTCCCATCAGTTCGCAGGTGCGCTCTTCCTCGGCCGAGAGCACGACCTCGCCATTCGCCGGCTTGGACGGGATCACGCGGCCGCTGGCGTGCAGCGACACCATGGCCCCGATCTCCTTCATCACGGCCGCCGGGTCCGCCATGTGGCGCTCGATGTAGTGCTCGCGCAGCGGCACCAGGCCGACCTTGCCGGCGGCGATCGCCTCGTCGATGACACGGGCCGCCTCGCGCTTCGCGGTGTCGGCCTGCAGCGTGGTCAGCTGCGTCTGCAGATCGACCACCGTGCTGCGCAGCTGGGCCGCGGCCTGGTCGCCGGTCGACTGGCGCGCCTGCAGCTCGGTGACGATACCGTCCGGTGCCACGTCGGCCGCGAGCCCGGCCGCCGCGCGGATGGCCGCGAGCTGCGAGGCGTGGGTGTCGACCGCCGTCTTCTGGGCAGTCACGGCCGCGAGCACGTCGGCCTCGGCGACAGTGTCGGCGAGCCCGTACAGCTTGCGCAGCTGTTCGAGAAAATTCATGGAGTCGCTCCGGTGATGCAGTGTGGCAAGCTGCGTAAGGTTCGGTGTGTTGGTGAGTGAGGCGCGCAGCACCGCGACGATCTCACCGTCGGCGGCGCGCGAGATGGCCGGCGAGATGCCGCGATAGTCCTTGCCGGCGACCATCGCCCTGCCGGCCTCGGTCCACTCGACGCGACCCCAGATCCCGTCGCTGCGCTCCTGCATCTCGACGATCCAGCCACGCGCCGGGGACGGCTCGCCCTTCGGCGCCTTGATGTCGATGGCGTGGTTCTCGTCGATCGGCAGGCGTGCCGCCGCCATGGACTGGCGGATCACCGCGGCCGCGTCGCGCACCCGGTACGGACCGCGCCCATCCGCACCGGAGAATGTGCCGGCCGGGACCAGGTGCACCCAGTCGGGCGCGCCATCGGTCGCGGGCAGTGCGCTATGGAGTGTGACGATGAACATGCCCGCCACAATGGCGGGCGGGCGGGCGCCTGTTCATGACCGCGTTCGCGGTCTAGGCCGGCCCGTCCTGGGGCGCGCGTGGCGCCTGTGTGTGGGGCGGCCGGGCCGATCTAGCCAACGGGCACCGAAAGGCCGCCCTGGGCGCCTCTTTCGGCTCTTAATCGCTCTCAGAGACCGCGTCGAGCCCGATCGACGGCGCCGGGCACACTATCGACCGAGGCCGACGGCGCGATCGAGAGCATCCGCCAGCGTCTCCAGCACCGTCAACTGGTCTTCGCGGCTGAAGCCGAGGAAGGGGCGTGCGGGGATCTCGACCTCGTCGGCGGAGGCAAGCCCGGTCGAGAGCATGAAGCGCAGCTTGGGCGCGTTCACCGGCCGGATGACGGCGCCGAACTGGTGCACCGAGGCATAGATCTTGTTGGTGCCGATCTCGACGCTGTCATGGCTGGCGCGCCGCGTGATCGAGCCCATCAGGCCGCCGCGCATGCCACTCTCGCGCAGGATGCCCGGCCCGCGCTTGATGCTCGCATAGGCCGGGTTCAGCGGCGCCCAGGGCTGGCCGTCGGGATCGACCTCATTCTCGAAGCGCTGATGGACGTTCTCGACCAGGCCGGTGCCGATCGCCGCCATGATCGGCGTGGTGTTGGACACGACGCGCGCGAGCTGAGCGAAGGCGCGGCGGGCGGCCTCTGAGCCGGCGACAGTGGTTTCGAGGGTTACACCGGCCATTTAACCAGTCTCCGAAATGCGCTATAAAGGGGTGAGGTGCATGAGCCATTCGCCTTGACCGGCTCGACCGCGTGGATGTTGCGACCCACCATGCACCTCATTTCCCCAGCCGTTCCCGCCCGCGCACCCTGCCGAATCGTGCGGCCTCGCGATCGCTGATCCGCATGAGCGTCGGCACGTCCAGCCGCGTCGTGCCGTCCGGCTGCAGCACGCGGCGCAGGATCAGTCGCCAGGGACGGCCCTCGATCCGGTGCACCACCTCGACCTGCGGCCAGCCGTGGCGGACGCTGGCATAGGCCTCGCCCTGATCCAGCATCTCCTGCAGGTGGCCCCATATCGACGACGTCACCTCGGGATGCGCGGTGCTGGCGCGACCGGCCATCTCGCCGGCGCGCCCGGCGACCTTCAGCACGCGGAAGGCCGACAGCTCGACGCGGTTCCCGCCCGTGCCGGCCAGGCGCGCCGCCATGGGCGCCGGCAGCTCGGCCGCGTAGATGGCGCGCGCCGGGTCGTTGATGTCGCCGGCTAGGACCCGGCGGGCAAAATCTTCCACCACATCGCGGGGCGCCGGCGGAATCGGGGGCGTGGGGTTGCCCGGCACAGGCGGCTCGATCTCCACCGGACCCGGATCGATACCGGGCCGAATCGGCGCCTCCGGGCGGGCGGGCTGCGCGGGCAGCAGGTCGGCGGGGTCGATCGGCGCCGGCGGCTTCAGCGTCGCATTGGCGGGCAGATCGACGCGCTCGGCCTTCCACACCTGGCCGGGGTTGTAGTCGAAGCCGGGATCGATGCCGATAGGGACGTGCTTGATCTCGCCGGTGCGCGGGTTGCGCCAGGGCCTTGTGTCGATGACCGGCGCCGTATCCGGCCCGCTCTTGCCCATGCGCGAGAGGCCGCGCGCCGACACCGGCCGCACCCAGCAGCCGCAGCCCCAGCCATTGGGCGGATAGTGCGTCTTCCAGAACGGATCGTCCGCGCGCAGCGTGAGCCCGTTCAAGGCCAGGTGCTCCGGCCTTGGATGCGCCGCGCCGGAATGGACGTACTGCCAGAACGGAAACGCGGCCAGCGTCTCCGGTTCGGTCTGCTGCACGTAGCGGCCGGCCGAATAGGCCATGCCGAGATTGGTCTCGAAGATGATCCGCGAGCGCCAGGCCGGCGTGCCATTGTGCAGCCAGCCGTGCTTTGCCGTGATCGCGTCGAAGCTCTTGGCGAACTCCCCGAGCGAGGTGCCGTTCTCGATCGCGCCGGCCACAGCCTTGCGGAAGTCGCCGACCAGGTCCTCGGTCGCCGCGCCGGCGACGGTGAAGGCGCGGGCATTGGCCTCGCCGAACACGTCGGCCCAGTGCTCGGAGGTCGCATTGGTCTTCTGCCGCAGATAGGCGATCGCCTCGTCGAACGGCAGGTCGATCGCGCTCACGGTCGTTGTCACGCGATTCCCCCCGCCGCCTCGATCGCGGCGCGCTTGCAGAACGGAACGCGGCAGCGCAGCCGGGTGCTTGCGCTACCCATCGCGCAGCTCGTCGATGATCGAGGCCTCGCCCACCAGATGCGCCAGCGCCATCCCTCGCGCCATCGCGGCGCGCAGCTCGGTGGCGTCCAGTTCCAGGCGATCGAGGCGGGACATCAGGTCCGGCAGGTCCTCGGCCGCTTCGAACTCGGCGCGTACCCGATCGGTGAGCCCGGCGATCGCGCCGGCGGCGTCCTGGGCGAGCCGGTCGGCGAGGCGGTCGACGGGATCGGGCTCGCGCTGGGCGGCGTGCAGGTCGAACAGGCGGTTCAGCATGCCGCGCGCCTGCAGCGCCGGCTTCTCCTCCGGCTTCCTCTGCGGCGCAGCGGGCGCCGGCGCCCGCCGTCCTGGCGGCATGGAGTCCGGCGCAGGCAGGATCGGCGCCGGCGTACGCCCGCCGATGACCCGCACCGGCTTGCCATTGGCCTCTTCCGCCTGCGCGGTGAAGCCGAGGCGGTCGAGCACCTGGCTCTCCTCGACTTCGAGCCCCAGTGGGCCGAGCTTCTCCAGGGCGGTGACGACAGTGTCGATCGGCAGTTCATCCGGTCGCCCGATGGTCAGCTTGGGATACTTCTCCTGCGGTCCGAAGGTGAACGCCACCATGCGCCGCACGAGCTGGCGATTGAGCGTCGTCGACACGAGCCCGGCGTCGAAACGCTCCAGGTCCTCCTGCACCAGGCGGTGCGTGCCGCCGATGGCGTGCGATCCCGGCGCCGCGTCCGTGGTGGCGGTCTGGCCGAGCACCAGCTTGGAGACCTGCCGGTCCATCCAGTCCGCGCGCTTCTCATAGAGTGCCGATCCGTCCGCCGCGTTCTTGACCTCGACGAAATCGATCATCATCGATTCGGGGATGATCGCGGCGCAGTCGCCGGCAATGCTGGAGACCGCGCGCCAGAGCACGTCGCGCTCCGCATCGGTGGCACCGGAATGGTATTTGCCGACCCGGACCGGCTGTCCGTAATTCTGGGTGAAGATGGCCCAGTCGCGCAGCGTGAACGCCTTGTACATCCACGCCCAGCTGGCGATGCGGGCGATGCCCGAGCGGATGGTGAGGCCGGACTTTGCCTTGTGCCGGTGCACGACATAGCGGTGCGGCTCCAGCATTTCCTTGCCGCCATGCTCCCACAGCATCGGCTCGTCGAGCGAGAGATCGTCGAGGGTGAACCACCGCGGATCGCGCCAGTGCAGCCCGGCCGGCGTCACCGCACCCGGCCGGCTCTGCCATTCGATTTCGAGGATCGAAAAGCCCTTGCCGATGGCGTCGAGCATGTCGAAGAGCACACTGTCGAGCACATCCGTATCGAGCCATTCGCGCACGAAATCGGCGTGCTTCTCATGCACCGCTTCGTCGGACGCCGCCTCGACCGTGATCGGGATCTGCGACACCTGCCTTTTGCGGGTTCCGAGCACCGCCGCGTAATGCAGGTCGCGTTCCTCGATATCCTCGGCCAACTCGAAATAGGCCAGCGGGTCGCCGGCCGCCGCCGCCCGGTGGATCGCGGCAAGGCGGTTCGGCGTCAGCCCGTCGGCCGGGTGGCCGGAGATCGGCGAGCGCACGCCGGCAAGCGTGGGGCCGGCCTTCGGCGGGCCGAACAGCGATTCCTTGTCGATCGGGAGGCCATCCGGCCCAAGGATTGTCGAGAGCCGGGCCATCACAAGCCTCCGCGCAGGCCGGGCAGAAGTCTGCCGCGGCGGTCATCATCGTCATGGTCGGGGCGCATCCAGCGGTCGCCGGAGCTGGCACCGCCGAGCGGCGCGCGCGCGGCCGGCGCCGCCTGGTAGCCGTATTCGACCGGGTCCATGGTGCTGGCGAACCACGCCATGGTGCCGGCGATCGCCGTGTCGCCATGGCGTTCATAGCCGTCCGAGCCCTTGAAGCGATGATCGTCCGGCACCTTGATGACGCCGTTCACATAGGCGAGCGCCTGGTGGTCCTGCAGCACATCCTCATGTCGCGGCAGCACGATCGTCCGGTCGCCGAACGCCTCGACATAGGCGGTCGAGTTCTTGCGATACCACTCGGTCGTGGCCTTCACCTCGACGATGCGCTCGCCGCCATAGCGCTGGGCCGTGACCTCGGCGAGATAGGCGCCGTTGCCATTGGCGTCGAGCGCGCCGCCGGACAGCCGGGGCAACCGATCGCAGATGTAGAACAGGATCTCGCGCTGCTGGTCGAAGGGCACGTTGCGCAGCTCGACCAGGAGCACCGATTGCCGGACCAGGTTCGGCTGCACCGCCAGCACGAGGATGTCGGTGGCGTCGCCCTTGCGCGCGAAGTCCTCGCCGAAATAATGCGCCCGCGCCGGGTCGAGCGCTTCCAGGATCGGGCGCAGCTCGCGCTCGCACCAGTCGCGAGCGTCGGCCTTGCGCACATGCTCCGGCGCGTTCTTGAAATCGTCGTCGCGCTGCCATTTCAGGATCGGAACGCCGTCCGCCATGCAGGCTTCTATCTGCACGCGGGTGAGCGCGGACCCTTCCGCCTCGGCGGGGATCGCGTCCAGCTCCTGTCGCATCGCCGCCTGGCGCACGCCATAGGCGCCCCGGATCTTCGCTTCCCATGCCGCCTCGGCCTCGGCCGACCAGGGCACGCCCTTCATCAGGCAGACGCGCCTGAAGAGGCCATTGGCGACGGCCTTGGCGAACGGGATGAAGTGCAGCGAGAACGGCACCTTGCCGGCCTTCGCCTCACGGATCAGCTCATTGAACGGGTTCATCACCCCGTTATGGGTGCTGATGACGCGGATCTTGCCGCCCCAGATCAACAGCGCGTTCACGGCGTCGAGCACGCCGCGGACATCCTTGTGATAGGCGGCCTCGTCGATGCACACCGTGCCCTGCAGGCCGCGAATATTCTCCGGCCGGGACGACAGCGCCTCGACCCGGAAGCCCGATGCGAACTGGCAGCGATAGGCCGGGATCTGCGCCACCGTGCCGTCCTCGCGCTGGTCGGCGAACAGGAACTCCTCGACAGCGATGAGCTGTTTCGCCACCACGCGGGCGAAATGCGCGACATAGCCGATGAACTCCCGGCCCTTGTCCTTGGTGTCGCCGATATAGAAGCAGTTCTGCCCGCCGGCGGAGCGCTTGGCCGCGGCGATCAGCGTGTGATCGAGCGCCTCGGCGAAGGTCACGCCGGTGCGCCGGCCTTTCTCGCCGAGCTTCAGGTCGGACGGGTCCTCGATCCATTCGGCCTGGTGGCGCATGAGCACGCCCTCGGCCAGCGGATCGAGATCGGCGGGGATCTCCGCGCCGCGCGGCAGCTCGTCCGGCAGTCCGGCTTCGGTACGGGCGAGGACCGGGGCGCCGGCGACCTTGTCAGGATCCGGCGACATCGGCACCCTCCGCCGGCGCGGCCGGCTTGGGCCGCACGCCGAGGAAGTCGCGGCGCAGCTGCGCGACGACATCGGCCGACAGGCCCCCTTCCTTGGCGACGCGCTCGATCGTGGCTTCGGTGCGCTTGTCGTACTCGGCCTGGAGCTTCTGCCGCCGGTCGGTCGAGATCTTCTGCGCCGCCACCGTCGCCTGGAAAGCCCGCGCCAGCTCCATCGCCTCTTTCGGAGACTTCATGCCCGCGCCGTCATGCGTCAGCTCGATGATCAACGTCTTGATGAACTCGCCCAGGATGATCGTGTTCTCGTCGACATCCTCGGCGGTGAACTGGCTGGCGATGCCCTTGAACATCTCCCGCGCTCGCTGCATGCGGGTCTGCGCCGCCGCCTTGTCCGCGGCCGCCCGGTAGAAGGCCGAGCGAGAGACGCCTTCGAGCCCCTTGGCTTCCAGTCGGTCGTTGAACTCGAACAGGACGTCGGCAATCGTGCGCTGGCGCGCGGCCAGCTCCTGACATGCCCACACGACATCGTCTTCCGCTTCGGGTGGCAGGAGGTCGAGACTGTTGAGGCGACCGCGGCCCGCCATGTCAGGCGTCCACGCGCGAGGGGCGTTTCACGCCCTCGATGGCGATGTGCCGGTTGACATGGCGGCCGCCCAGCTCGGTGAGCGTGGCGATCCGCACCGTGCCGGCCTCGGTCACGCGCAGGGCGCCCATCTCGGCGAGATAGGACAGCTCGCCATGTACCCAGGCCCGCTCCCGATTGATGCCGAACGACGCCAGCACCCCGACCAGCAGATTGCTGTTCAGCGTCTCGTCGGGCTGGTCGGCCAGCGCCTTGAGGATGATCAGCCGCGCTTCCTCGCGGATCAGCTTGTCCATGCTCATGCACCCACCCGCCGTGCCTTCGCCTCGTCGATAAGGAATTCCTGCAGCCGCTCCGTCGTGTGCGAGATCGGCTTGAGCTGGGCGGCGAGCACGCCGAGTTCGCCCTTCATCTCCCGTAGCGCCAGCGCCAGTTCGTGGGTCTGGTCGCGCGAGGGCATGTGGCGCATCTCGCCTTCCAGCCGCGACGTCCTGTCTTCGAGCGCGTCGATCCGCGCTGCGGCCTCGTTGAGCGCCCTGATCGGCGCCTTGCCTTCGACCTTGGCCTCGATCGCGTTCATGCGCTCGACGGCGGCCTTGCTGCGCGCCGAGCTGATCGAAAAGATCAGGCTGATGCTGGCCACCAGCAGCGGCCCCCACCGCAGGAAAATCTCTTCCACTTACTGTCCCTTTCGCCTGTTCCAGCGCTCGCGCCCTTCCTGGCAGCGCAGGCACCGGACGGCGTTCGGCATGGCGGCGAGCCGATCGGTGCCTATCGGGTCACCGCACGCCATGCAGTTCTTGCGGCCGCAACCGCGCAACATCTCCTGGCGCGCGACGATCGCGCGCCGCCGGTCCTCTTCCTCGACGAGCTGGGCGTGATCGAGCAGGTCCATCAGTCAGGCTTCCAACCGCAGTGCTGCTCGCCGTACTCATTGTGAGCGACAATCTGGCGGCCCAACTCGGGCGAGACAGTCGCAACATCGCTTGCCTGCGGCTGGATGGGCTCCCAGCCGTCGCAGCTATTGCCGGTCGGCTTTGCGCACCCACCGACCGAGGCGGCCACGCAAAGCAGTATCGCCAAGGCCATCAACTTCATGGTTCGTTTCCTGTCGGTCGCGGAGGTTCTCAAGCGACTGTTCTGTCTGCCGGGTCCGCTCCTGGGCGCGACCAGCGGCCAGGAGCTTGGCGACGATCGCCCAGGCGGCGAGCACGAGGCCGGCGACCCAGAGAATGGCCTGCCCGATACGGGTGGTGGTGAGGAGCGCGACCAGGTTCATTCCGCCACCGGCGCGCGTTTCGGCCAGATCGCCGGCACCACATAGGTGCGCACGATGCCGATGGTGACGATGGTGACGCCGATGGCGGTGAGCCCGCCGGCGCCCCAGACAATCCAGTCGGAGAGACCGGCATATTCCTTCAGGATGTCGGCCTGAGAGATCAGGCGCTGACCGCCTTCACCGAGCGCGGCCAGCGGGACGCCGATCGCCGCCTCGCGGCCGGGACCAGGCGCAGATGGCGCGGCCGAGCCGGTAGCCGGCGCCGTCCCCGCGAGCCGGGCGCGGATCGCCTCTTTCGTGATCGAGCCGGCGATGCCGTCGACGGTGAGGCCGTTGGCCTTCTGGAAGGCTTCGACGGCGGCCGTGGTCCTTTTCCCGATCCGTCCGTCTTCCTTGAGGTCATAGCCGAGCTGGTTGAGCTGGCTCTGCAGCAGGCGGGTCGATTCCGAGGCGCCCGCGGCCTGCCACGACTCCGCCGGGGCGTCCGGGGTGCGCACCAAAGGCCAGATCTTGTTGAACCAGGCGACCCGCGCGGCATAGCCATTGTAGCCGCCATTGATGCGGTGAGTGATCGCCTGAATATCGTTCTGGTCGGCGAGCGCGTTGCAGCCGGTCCTGGTCCAGTGCTCGAAGGCCCCGACCAGGCACCACTCGGCGGTCGTGATGCGCTCCGGCCGATCTTCGAGGCCGATCCGGGCATAGGAGGCGCGCCCGGTGTTCTGCATCGCGCCGCCGCCGCGGTAGCGATAGCCGTCACCGCTCTTGCGGTTGCCCAGCTCCGCCGCCTTCTTCGGGTTGCCGGTGCCGTAGACCCGTTCGAACAGGGCATACTCATTATAGGCGAGCGTCCTGGATTCGGCCTTGGTCACGGCCGCCGAATGCCGGCCGACGCCGAACACCTCGACGATGCGCTTGGCGCTGTAGCGCCCGCTCTCGCGCAACCGGGTGAAGCCGCCGGTTTCGACCGCCATCTGCGCCAGAAAATGCGCAAGGCGCAGCGGCGTGGTGATGCCGGCCTTCTCAAGATCCGACGTGCGGCCAAGCGCCGTGACCAGGGCCGGAGCCGCCTGCGGTGCCAACTGGCGGAGAATGGAGACGGAACCCGCCATCGATCAGCCTCCCACGCCGATGAGGGTGCCGACGAGGAATGTGAGCACCGCAGTGAACGCGGCCCGCACCAGGCTCTTGCTGGCCATGGCGCCGGACGCGAGGCTGATGGCGAAGGCCAGCACGGCGAAAAGGAAGGCGAGGAGAATGAGCATGCGTCGGCTCCTGGATGAGGAGCCGATGGTGACGCGGAGGCGCTTCCGCGTTCATGACCGCTGTCGCGGTCTAGGGCCGAAGATCGGCCGGGAAGAAATCGAGCTGGACGTGTGTCATCTGCTGCGCCCGCAGAATTTTGTGCACCGTGCTGATGTCGCACCCGAGGCGCAGCGCAATGTCGTCATAGGTGTCGCCGCGCGATCTATATGTGACGCACCGCCATTCACGCGCAACGGGAATTTTGACCTGAACGCCTTGCCACTCGGTGGTCATGAGGGCGGCAGCGTCGTCGCCGATGATCTTGGCAAGGTCGCTGCCGGCGGCCTTGTGCGGCACATAGACTCGCGTGCCGCCATGCGCCTCGGCGAGGCGGAATGCCGCCTCCGGCCCGATGATCTGCGCAAAGCGGGCGATCGCGCCTATGGGCCGCGGCAGGGTCATGCCAGCCGCAGCCCCTGCGCCGTGCCGGCGATCGATAGACCCGCTGCTCGGTGGCGCCACACTACGCGCGCCGTGTACGTGCCATCCCTGCAGGGATAGAGGCGACCAGAAGCGCGGGCGTAGCCTTGCACACTGAGGCTCGCATCCATCAGCGCAAGCTGGCGCGAAGCTGTGATGACCTCGTCGAGGCTGATCGTGCGCTCCCGACGACGTTTGCGATGGGCTTTCATGCGCGCGCCCTCCGGTCCTGCATTCGGCGGATGCGCCGGCCCAGCGTCGTCTGCAGCTGCTGCAGCTCGGCATCGCTATGGGCGTCGAGGCTGGCCGGCGCCTCTTCCGCCAGCAGCCGGCACTGCGCGCGAACCACCGCGATCTTGCGCCAGCGGCCGATGGTCATGCCGCGCCGGCGCAGCGCCTTTACCTCGGCGTCCCAGGTCACCGGCGCCACACGGTTGATCCACGCCTTCAGCCCCTCGATCGCCTTGGCGGCTTCAAGCGGGTCGCGCAGCCAGGACAGCGAGGCTATGCCGGTCTGGCGCTCCACGAAGGCAACAAGCGCGGTGTCGCGCCGGTCTTCGATCACGCCGAGGTTCCATGCCGCGATCCAGAGGCTGCGGCACTGGCCAACAAACGGGCCTTCCAGCTTGAGCGCACCATCGGCAAGCGGCGGCGCCGCAGCTCTTGAAGGCCTCTCAGAGCCGCCTGAGAGCACCTTCAGGCGCTCGATCACGCGGAACGCCTGGTCTCGCGAGAGCGCCTTGGCCGAACGCTGGCCGGTCTCCCGATGCAGGATGTCGCGATAGCTGTCGTCGTCGAGCGCGGCGCGCGCCTTCAGCGTGTGAATGGCGCCGATCTGCTTGCTGGTGACGGTGGTCATTCCAGGCCCAGCCCCATCGCGAAGACGGAGAACATGGCGAGTGCGGCGGCAATGCCCCCGACCAACCCCCATGGGCCGTGCTGCCCGGTTGAGGCCACGACGGTGATCAGGAAGCAGGTAATCAGGACTTGAATGGTCACGGCACGTCCCTCCGCATCTGCATTTCGAGGGTGAGCATCTGGCGCGTGAGCGCGGCGATTTCGGATTCGGCGTGCAGCCGGCGGCGGCTGCGCGGGGGCATGCGGTGCATGCGGGTGGTGAGCGCCTGGTGCCGGCGAGCCAAATCGCCGAGCCTCTGCAGCTCTGGCCACGCCAGAAGCGGAGCGGGAGCGGCGGGCCGGCGCCGGGGCATCAGTCGCTCCCGACAGCGGATTCGGCTGGCGCCTCAAAGAGTCGGGCCGCGGCGCGGGTGAACTCGTCGAACGTCCAGACCTCGGCCGCCGCCAGGTCCGCGAGGGCGGCGAGCACCTTGGCTTTTTCCTCGGTGACGATGTCCCACTGCCAGACTATCTCGCTCATGGCTGACCCTCCCAGCACCCGAGCACCGTCTCATCGAGCCCGCGGGCGTCGGCGATGCGCTCGGCGCTTTCCCGATCGGCGGCGACGACGTAGCCGCCGCGATAGACGTATTCCTCGCCCGGATTGTCGATGCGGACGCGGGTGAGCCAGACCAGGCCGCGCGCGCGCAGCAGGCGCACCGTGGCCGGCGCCAGGCCGTGGCAGTCGTCGAAGCAGATCCCGTCGGCGAAAGGCAGGGTATGCGACAGGTGGATCGGGGCCGGCATCATGTCAGCACCCTCCCTTCGATCGGATCGCGCCCCGCAGCCGCTCGGCCAGCGCGGCATGGATCGGCACGCCGGGCTGGCGGTTCATCGCCGCCTTGTCCATCTCGCGGATGAGCAGCACGCTGTCGAACAGCGCCAGGATGTCCGCCTCGCTCCGACGCTCGGCGCGCAGCTCGCGCACCACGGTTCCGACGGCGGTCACGATCGAGGCCAGCACGCCGCCGCGCACATTGTTGCGCGGCGTCTCGACAATGCAGCGCAGCGCCAGCACGGCGACGTCCGCCCCGTGCCGGGCGATCACGCCGGCGATGGCGCCGACCGCCATGGTCTGCCCCAGCTCCTGGTCGAGCGTCGCAACTGGATAGGCCAGGATCTTCACGCCGGCCCGCGCGGCGACATGCGCGACGGCGATGGCGGATGGTTCGCCCGCCGCCACGGCGGCCCGATGCAGCGCGAGCGCCGTCACCCGCGTGGTCGCCCCGTTGATGGCGGTGAACGACTCGGCCTGCTCGCCCTGAGTGGCCAGCACGATCTGGCACGGCACGGCCTCGATGCCGATCCCGGCCGCCGCCGTTACGCGGTGCTGGCCGTCGATGATGGCGTAGCGGCCACCCTCGACCGGGGAGACGATCACCGGCGAAAACCGGCTCCACCGGAACTCCCCGGCGATCTTGCCGATATTGGCGCGGCCGGCGCGGGTAATGGGCCGCTGATAGGCCGGATCGACCACGAGATGGTCGATGTCCAGCCATTGCAGCTGCGGCGCCGGTCCGGCATTGCGCCGGCGTTCCTCGTGACTGGCGGCGTCCTCGGCCCGCTCGATGGTGCGGAGGTCGGTGCTCATGATGCATGCCTCCGGTCGAGTTCCCGATAGGCGGCGGTGATCCAGTTGTTGATCACACCGTTTTCGCCGCCGGTGCTGGTCGAGCTGACGCCCGCCAGTGACAGCCGGTGCCCGCCGAGGGGATGGCTCAGGCGGGCGCCGTGATCGCGCACCAGCGAGGCGACAAGATCGGCGCAGGCCGTGTGGAACGGTGCGTGTGTTGAATAGTCGTCGCCCTTGATCGCCGGCAGGAGGCGCTGCTTCCTCTTCACAAGGTGGATGAGCGTCAGCAGTTCGTCATCGGAGACGCGCTTTTTCACGGCCGCCCTCCCTTGATGAATTTGTGGGTGTCGCGGCCGAGCCGGGTGGCGTCGGCCCCGGTATGCTGCCGGTTCACAAGGCCGCGCTCGATCAGCGCATCCATGGTCGCCGGCAGAATGAACGGCCCGGAGGAGGTGCCGAAGGTCCAGCCCGCGCGGGCGCGCATCGCGGCGCCGCGTGTGACCAGGAGATCGAGGCCGCAGAACTGCGCATCGGTCAGCTTCGCCGCGCGCTGGCGTTCGAGGACGGTGCTCATTGATCGGGCTCCTTTGGCGCCGGAGAACTGGGGCGGAAGCTGAGTGAACCAGCCTCAATCTCCGCGGCGACCCAATCGAAGAACCGCTCGGCCTCACCCTCCGAAGCGAAGGTAATATCGAGGCGAACGGTCAGATCGTCGGGCAGAATTTCGATGGTCGTGCGTCGCGCGGTGCTCATGACAGCACCTCGCTTTCCCGTGCCGCCCAGGCGCGCTCCAAACGCGTCTGGAAGGCGCACAGCGCGTCGAGACGCTGCAAGCTGTCCTCTGCCTCGGGAAGGCCAGGCACCAGCAGCGTGGCGCCGTCATAGGCATGGCGTGCCTCGACGGCGACGATCTCGCGCACGGCCGAGTCGGGACCGGAGAACAGCAGCATGTTGTCCACGGGCGGCATCGACAGGAAGCGGATGACGCCGGCGGCATCGGCATGCACATAGACGGAGCGCGGCGGTGGCGACAGGTCGGCGCAGGCCGAACACAGATCATCCTCCGCCCAACAGCAGCCGACGTCGCAGCCGTCGTTCTGCGAACAACCGCAGGCACGGCAGATCTGGCCAAAGGCCAACGGGATGCGCGGGTTGTCCGTCTCGTCAGACAGCACCTCCGGCGGCAGCGGAGAAAGCACCTCCTCCGTCAGTCGATCGATGATGACGTGGTCGCCGAATGCACGGGCGACACGCTCAATGCGCGTGTCGACCTCGTCTCTATCGGTGAGGCCGGCAGCCTCATCGTCGAGCGACCAGGCCAGGACGAGTTCCATCGCCAGGGCGCCGATCGTCGCCTGCTGCTCCGGCGCGAGGAAACCCCACGCCTCGGCGCCGACAAAACGGGAAAGGGCTCGCTTTTCCATCACCGCCCCCTCACGCCGAAGCCAGGTCGATGGTCACCGCCTGCCACGGCCCGGCGGGCGTGTCGCGGCGGTGGAAGCGGATATAGGTCTTGGAGCCGATGACGCGGATCGAGTCGCGCAGCGCTTCCATGGCCCGCACCCAGCGCGGATCCTCGATCGCCAGCCGCATCAGAGAGAACAGCGCCGAGCGGTTGATCTGGCCTTCCTTGTCGACATCGAAGGTCTGGTTGACCACGGCCCGCAGCTCGTCGCCGGTGTCGGCACCCCATTCGACCAAGCACTCGTCGACCAGCTTCTTGGCCGCCTGCAGCTCGGGACCGAACATCAGCTGGTCGGCGACCTGGACGGTGACCTTCAGCGTCCCGTCGAAGCTGGTGAGGCTGATATTGCCCTTCGCCCCGCCGATACCGGTGCCGTATTCCTGATCCAGCAGCGCCTGCAGCGAGCCGACATCGTCGAAGCAATGCCCGCGAAACCGGGCGATCTGCGCGTTCAGGTCGACGGCGAAGGCCATCATCTTGCGCACGGTCTCGTCGATCAGCAGGTCGGCCGGCTTCACCAGGGCGAGCGGCACATGGCGGCCCTTGGTGTCGGTCATGAAGAGCTTGCCGGCGATCTCGAAAGCGCCCGGCGGCAGGGCGGCGGCCGGCGCGGCCGCGACGGTTTCAGTCTGCGCGTTCATCGTTCGTGTCCTGGGTTGTGAAGGTGAGGAAGCCGAGCGCCATCAGGCCCTCGATCAGTTCGTTCTCGTGGGGGCCGATCGCTTCAACGGCGGCGACTTCTGCATCGATGTCGTCGCCCTGCGCGGCCTGGTACGACCGCTCCGCCGCCGCCAGCATCTCGGCGGCCGAGGTCGCGATGTCGGCAAGCGCGCACAGCGCGTGCGCCATGCCGAGGATGTGACTGACCGGGACGCTGATCGCGCCGCGGCTGGTCTTGTGGTTGACGACGGTGCGGGCCGTGGCCAGCACGTCGGCGAGCGGCGGGTGTTTCGGGGCTTCAGACATGACCGCCTCCCGTCAGGCGCATGAGCCGGTCAAGGCTCTGGTCGAGTTCACGGCGGGCCGCGCCCTGGCCGGCCGTGAATTCATTGACGATGACGTCGAAGCGCGCGCGGCCGACAGCCCGCGCCGCCGACAGCATCTCGAAGGAGTTGTGCAACGATGCGAGCCGGCGCTCGGCGAGCGCTATGACGCTGTCGAGCTGTGCCAGCTCGGCGGTGCGCTGCTCGATCTCGGTCATCACAAAGGCCAATTCGGCCTTCTCGCCATCGCCGTCGGCGGTGCTCAGAATGGCATCCTGGATCGTGTCGACCTCGCGGGCGGCGGCGGGATCGCAGGCAATCCGCTGATCGAAGCGGCGACGTGAATGCAGGATGGTGGTGTGGTCGCGTCCACCCAGTGCCCGCCCGATCCTCGGCAGGCTGTACGTGGTAAGCCGCGAGGCCAGTCCGACGGTCACGTGGCGGGGCCACGCGACATGCTGATCGCGCCGGTGCAACAGGATCTCGCGTTCGGGCACCCGGAAGTGCACGGCCACGGCATTGAGCACGGCGTAAACGGTAACGACGGGCGCCGCGATCATGCCGCACCTCCCGGCCCGGCGGGCTCATAGATCGGCCGTGGCGGCAGCCGGAAGGGAAGCACCGTCGCCGAGGTCGCACGCGGCACGCTCGCGGCACGCGCCGCCCCGTCAGCCGCGTCGACCATCCCGAGATCGCGGGCCACCGCCTCCAGTTGATGCAGGGTCACATGGCGGACCGCGCAGTCATGGCCGTGCGCCGCGAGTTGGTCGTCGATCAGGATGAAGATGTTGAAGAGTTCCTGCGCCGCCTCGGGCGCGAGCGTGACGCCAGTGTAGAGGTGGCGTTCCATCAGCTTGCGCAGCGGCTCCAACAGGCCGCGGATGTTCTCGACAGGCGTGTATTTGTGCAGCATGCCACCCTCCTCACGCGTCGATCTGCTGGGAAGAGAGCTGCGCCCAGGCGCGCTCGACATGAGCCTTGGTGATGTCCGCCGCCGAGGCGCCAGCCAGCATCGACGCCAGCCGGATCACTTTCGCCATGACGCGCAGAGCACCGGGCTTGCGGGCGATCGCCTTTAACAAGGCGATGCTCTGAGCGTCCGTAATGCCCCATGCCGCGAGGATCAGGCAGACGTCTTTGATCTTGGCGCCGGACTGCACCTTGCGCATGCCGACCCGCGAATGGAGTTGGGCAAAGCCTTGAGCCCGCTTGTCCGCCGAGCCCTGCAGGCGGGCGAGCATGCTCTCGTTGCCGGCCGCGACGACACCGCATTCGCCGACGTCCAGCACGGTTGTCCGCAACTGGTCGAATGCCTCGGTGCTGAGATGCTGTGCCTCGTCGACCACGACCAGACCGCCGGTTCCGCGCAGCCGGCTCGAAATGGCGCGGCTGAGGAACGCGTTACGCCGCTCCGAGACGTCGAGATCCTCGGCGAGGACCGACAAGAGGCTGCTGGGCTTCTTCATGCTGTCCTCGGCGGTGAGGACCCACACATTCGAGGCGCGCTTGGCGTAGTGCTTGATCGAGCGCGTCTTGCCGATACCCGCGCCCCCGACGATGACGGCGAAGTCCTGCGCGGCCTGGGCGAACGAAAGCGTCCCGGAAATCTCTTCGGCCGTCGGCGTCAGTACGAAATCCGGCTCGGCCGGCAGCACCGCCGCCGTCCGAGAGCGCTCGCGGCGGGTCTCCAGCCAGCGCTGCAGGTCGCCGGCGACGCGCGCAAGGTTGCCCTGGTAAGTGCCGCCCATATACGGGGTGAGCGTGCCATAGGCGATGCCGCTCTCTTCCGCGACGTGGCGCTGGGTCAGGCCCTCGCGCTCCATCAGCGCCCGCACCTCGTCGCGCAGCGCGTCATGGGAGGGGCCGGTATCTTCCTTCGTCTTGTCGAGCATGGTATTTCACCTCTGTGTATGTGACGGCTCTTCCGAGGGCGCCGACGGGCTCAATCGTCGGCGCCCTCCTCGTTTCGGACGACCGAGAACCGGGCGACCGAGCGATTGAAATCGGCGAAGAAGCTCTCTTCCGCGTCGATGGATTCGGTGGGTTTGACCGCGAGCGCGGCGCCGCCGGCGGTGCCGAAGAACGGCCGCACCACCTTGGTTTCCGGCGGCTCCGGCGCCTCGATCTGCGGCAGCAGTGCGGCGACCTGATCGAGGCTCATGCGCCGTTCGGCACGGGCCATCGCCTTGGCGGCGCGCAGGAAGTCGTTGCGGGCGCTGGCATGGGCGCGGGCGGCATCGACATCGAAGAAGCCGCTGGCCTCGACGCAGGCCGCCGCGCCGAGATAGGCGCCGTCCAGCCGGTAAATGTGCGCGGGCTGCTGCAGTGCCTGCGGGTCGACCCGCAGCACCAGCTTCGCACCTATGTGGTTGATCAGGAATTCCGACCAGTAGCGGTTGCCGGCCAGATGCACCGCGCCGTCCGGCTTGCGTGCGGTCACCGCCTCGGCGGGAAGCAGCCATTTGCGTTGCTGCGCCGGGCTCGCCTGCCGGATCGGCGATTCCTGATAGGAGGCCGCGAAGGTCTCGGCGAGCGAGCGGCCGGCGGCGATCTTCGACCGGCGGCCCAGCCGGGTATTGTGCTCGACAACGCCCTCGGAAACGACCTTCAGGAAGGTCTCAAGCGGCACGGCGGCGTTGCCGTAGTTCTCCGGCTTGTTGGCGACGCTGTTACCGGTCCACGCGCCCTCGAAACGCACGTCGCGGGCGATGTCGTTGGCGAAGTCGCGCCATGCCCGCTCGATTGGTTTCGCCTGACCATGGAACGGCGTCGCCCAGTGCAGCGTGCAGCCCAGCTCGGTGACGACGCCCGCCGGCTCGTCTTCCTTGACCTTGAAGCGGTAGCGCGAGGGCGCCCCGCCCGTGATCCACTTCGAGGCGAAGTTCCGACCGTTGTCGAAAACGACATGGTCGGGGATGCCATAGGTCTCGACGAGGTCGCCGAAGGCCATGCGCACGGCGGCCTTGTTCTCGCTCTTGTCGACCCGCCATGACAGGACCATCCCGGAATAGATGTCCTGGAAGCCGACCAGGCAGGGGCGGCAGATATCGCCATCGGGGAAGCGGACGAAGAAGTCCCATTTGTGCCCGTCGGCGTTCACCGCTTCGAGGGCGTGCAGTGCGGTGCGGTCACGCTCCTGTGCCGGATAGAGCCTCTTGAGAGCCTCCGGCCCCTTGCGCAGGAACACCCGTGTGGTGGTGTCGAGACCGGCTATGCGGCGTTCCAGCGTCTTGGCGCTGGGCACCGTCCATCCCTGCTCGGCGGCGACACGCCGCAGCTGGCGATAGCACAGCGCATGCGAGGGCTCGGACTGGCGCAGATAATTGGCCTTGTACCACTCCCAGGCTTCCGGCGAGCACTCGGCCTCGGCCTGGCGCCCGGCATGGCGCGGCTGCAGGTGCGGCAGCCAGTCGGCGCGCGGCACGCCGGCGGCAAGGTCGGCCCAATTGTAGAGCGTGCGCAGCGAGACCTTCATCTCGGCGGCGACATGCATCATGGCGAGTTCGCGCTGCTGGCCCGCCGCGACCAGGTCGGCGACCGCCTGCAGCCCGGCAAGCCGCTCGCGCGCCCTCTGCTGGCGCGCCTCGGGCAGGCGCTCGAACCAGTCCCACAGCGCGTCGCGCTCCAGGCCCTTCTTCTTCTCGGCGCGGGCGTCCTGCGCCACCTCGCGGCGCTGGCCGAGCATGAGCTTGCGCTTGGCGCGGTGCGGGAGCACGTCGTAACGGTATTCGTAGCCGCCGCCGCGCCCGGACCGCTTGCGCCAGATGCCATCGGGGCGATCGGCGGCCCATTCCCGCGCCGGCTCGCGCCAGCCCTCGCGGTCCGCCATCAGCTGAATGGCGCGTTCGGTGCCCGGCATGTCGGGGAGCGCCAGGGCGAGCATTTCGGCGGGTGAGAAGAACTCCTTCAAAGCACACCCCCGCGCTTGAGCTGGCGGCGGGCGGCTTCAATGTCACGGTCCATCTCGGCCCGCTTCTCAAGCCTTTCGGCCAGCTCGATCGCCGGCAGATAGCGCCGCTCTATGACGGCCCAGTCGAACAGCTCGGCGATGAATTCCAGCAGTCGCCGGTCGCCGGTCGCCTCGACCAGGGCGATGAAACGCACCACATTGATGATGTGCTCGCCGCGTGCCTCGGAAGCGTAGGCGTTCAGCATGTGCTCGCTGACCTGCTCGTCGAGATAGGCGCTCATGCGCTCGGCGATCTGCTCGCGCTGCCGCCCTTTCAGGGACTGCGACACCGCCTTGGAGATCGACGCCGCGAGGCTCGCCGCCCGCACCGTGCGCGGATCGAACGCCACCACCGGCTGGGAAGGTTCCCAGCCCAGCAGGTCGAATTGATCGGGGTGACGGGTGCGGCGACGCGGCATGATGGCCTCAGAACACTAGCGTCGCGAAACCAGCACCCAGCCAGAAGCCGAAGGTGAAGAAAGCGAGAAGGAGCGTCATGCCGAGCGCTGCGGAGGCGCGGTCGGATTCTCTCTGGTCGATTTGGGGGAGTTCCTCACGGCCGTTCATCACGCGGTCTCCTCTTGGCTTTCCAGTTAGCTTTCCAGGAATTCAGTGAAGCGCGCGCGGGCGCTCGCCCCGGCGCGACGCCACGCCTTCATCAGCGCGTCGAGCTGGACATCAGCGTCCGAAGCGCCGGCGGCTCGTGCGCCGGAAAGGCGCGCGGCGGCCTGCGAGACGCTACGGGGCGCGTCGTCCTCTCCGCTAAGGATCATGTCGACGACGCGCGATTGGATCTCGGGAGCGAGTCTTGCGAGAGCGTCGAGGTGCGTTCCCCGGCTAGCCAGGGCGCTGCCGACTATTCGCACTCGTACGTTGGGATCGATCTTCTTGTAGCGCTCGACCGCCCGCACGATGGACCGTTCGGACATGCCGAACTGCTTGGCTGCGGACGCCGTGAAGCGCTCCGACCAAGTCGCCAAATTGTCAAACTTGGTGGAGCGCCGATCGCCCCCGTGCTTCGTCTCCGGGTGGAGCGCCTCGTACACCACTTTGCGCTCGGCGAAGTGCTCGGCCCATTCCAGCGGAGACAGCCCGCTGCGGACAAGATTCTCGTCGATCTCCGCAAGGCGGGCTTTCATGCCCTTGATGTCGAGGACGACCGCGGGGACCACTTCCCACCCAAGATCGCGCACGGCCTCGAAGCGGTGCAGCCCGCCGATCAGCCTGTATCGATCGCCCCTACCCGGCGACTGGACGAGGATGGGAGAAAGCAGCCCAAGCTCACCTATTGACAGCTTCAGCTCTTCGATGCGCTCCGACGAGCGCTGCTTCAGTCGGTCGTTCGGTACGGTGACGGCCGCGACCGGGATTTCGGTCATTCGACCTTGTGTGATGGTCATGTCTAGGCGGCCCTCGATTTTTGACGGAGACGGGCATCAGCCATCCGCCTACCGTTCGATGGCCGGCGCAGAGGGCGGCCGGCTGTGTCGTAGCGGGAGGGCCAGATGTGTTTGGGGGCGAGGTCGAGGAACGTCGCGATGATCATCTCGACCGCAGGCCAAGGGCGCTTGAGCGCCTTGGAAAAAGCCGACAGATCGTAGCCATGCGCGACTGACAGTGAGGCCAGGGTCTCGCCACGCATCCGAACAGCCGCCTTTACCTGCTCGGCGTGCCAGTCCTGTGCTATTTCAGATCCGATTTTCCGCACTGTCTCAGTTCCGATTCTGGACGCGCACTTCCTTCGCGTCCGGTCCGACTGACCGGTGCAGGAATGTCCAGTTCTTGAATGAGAATAGCAGATTCGGAATTTCTGGCTAGCGGAAATTCGCTTCGGAGTTCCGAAAGTGGAATTTACTAGTCAGTATTGGCCTAGAGGCTTGATCTATATGCCGAAATCAAAACTCCGAAACGACGAAAATTTGCCCGACGAGGATTTCGGAGTTGAAACGGCGAAGTCCGAACTCGTAAGGCGCCTGCGGCTTGCGGTAAGGCAGTCAGGCGGCGCCACTGCCGCCGCCGCTAAGAGCGGCGTGGCATTGGGCACCCTGAATAATTACCTGCGTGGAGTGAATGAGCCGAAGGCCTCGGTGCTGGCCAAGCTCGCGGGAGCGCTCGGCTATTCGGTCGACTGGATTCTTGAGCTGTCCGATGAGCCACGCGCGCGCCGGGATCAACACCCGGCGCAACCCCAGACAACGGTGGCGGCACATGACATTGTCATGTTGGAACATTTATCGTTTTCGGCGTCAGCGGGCACCGGGGCGCTGGTGTTGAACGATCTCGGACAAACATACCCCGTCCGCGCAGATCTTCTTCAGCGCCTAAACCTTCGCCAGGATCATGCCTGTATGATCGAGGCCGTGGGTCTCAGTATGTTTCCGACGATCAGGGACCGCGAAATACTTCTTGTCGACAAATCGTCAGCCGCGCGCGATCTGATACGTGACGGAGACATCTACCTCTTCACGGTCGATAACGAGGCTTACATCAAGCGGTTGCGCCGTGAGCCAGGCCAATGGATCATGGTGTCCGATAACCACGAGATGTTCCCGCCCCGTCCGATCCCGCAGGGCGAGCACTTCGCCGTCATCGGCCGCGTCTGCTGGGGCGCACACGAGCTTTAA